TCGATTTACGGCTAACGGATTAGAAAGCAGAAGCACATCTGAAGTCCTTAGTGATATAGGTGGACAAGCTTCTCTTACTTTTGGAATATCTAATACTAATGCTGTAAAAATAGACAGTGCTTCAGTTGCAGACGATGAGTATGCTCGATTTACGGCTAACGGATTAGAAAGCAGAAGCACATCTGAAGTCCTTAGTGATATAGGGGGTCAGGCCGCACTTACATTTGGCATTAGTGATACTAATATACCTATATTTACGAGTGGAGTTGTTGATGATGATTTTCTCAGAGTAGCAGGAACATCTATAGAGGGTCGTAGTGCTTCACAAGTTCTTTCAGATATTGGTGGACAAGCCGCACTTACATTTGGAAAGTCTGATACAAATGCATTAAAGCTTGAAGAAGATGTAACGACAAATGACATATTATTAGCAGGTTCAAGTAATGTTAAAGGCAGAACATATGCTGAATTTAAATCAGATTTATCGTTAAATAACGTAGAAAATACAGCAATTAGCACTTTTGCTGGATCATCAAATATTACTACTGTAGGAACTTTAGCACAAGATTTAACTATAGCTTCTACAGATGCAAGTGCTAGTGCAGGCCCTTCTTTAATTTTATACAGAAATTCTGCAAGTCCTGATGACCAAGATTACATAGGTCAAATGTTTTTTAAAGGCAGGAATGACAACTCACAAGATGTAGATTATGCTAAACTAATGGCTAAAGCTACAGACGTGACCGATGGTACTGAAGATGGTAATCTTGAATTTTATGTTGTTCAGAATGGTAGTAATAGTGTAAGATTAGCTTTTAAAGGAAATGGCAACACAACTTTTAGTAACAAAGATGTTATACTTAATACAGGTGTTGATTTGCTTTTTGAAGGTGCAACATCTAACGACTTTGAAACAACTTTAACTGTTACAGACCCCACAGCCGATAGAACCATAACTTTACCAGATGTAGATGGAATTGTTGCAAACAGTGGAAATTTTATTGGAGGGGTACTTTTAAATAAAACAATTATTAGTGATGATGCTAATGTTGAATTTGGAAGTTCTCTTATAACTGATGATTATGATTACTATGACATTTATGTACATAATATTGTTCCAGCCACAGATGCTACACAATTAAGAGCAAGGTTAGGTGTTGGGGGAAGTGTAGATACTGGTAATAATTATACAACCAATGCAAGAGTTTTTGGTCTAAAATCTTCTGACACTTTTGAAACAGATGGCAATGCTGGTGGTGCTATTTCTAGAATTAATTTAACAGTTGGTTCAGATCAAGACATGGGTACAGGAACTGGGGAGTCATGGTCTGCAAGATATAGATTTTATAATTTACGAAGCACAACATTTTTTAAAGGTATGCAAGGATTGGAAGCTGGTGGAGTAACATCAGGAGAATACTTTACAATTATAAGGCAAAGTCAATTTGCTGCTCTATATAATGCTAATCAAACAAGTAAAGTTGATACAATACAAATATTTTCAAGTTCTGGAAATTTAGCAAGTGGAAGTATTAGTTTATATGGATTTAAAATATGACAACACTATATAAACAAGTAAATGGAGTTAAAGTTAAATTAACCGATGACGAAATTGCACAAAAAGAAAAAGATGAAAAAGAATGGAATGATGAAAGATCTGAAAGACTTATACATAAACTAAGAAAAAAAAGAGAACCATTATTACTAGAAGCAGATTATAAAATAAATACGCTTGCAGATAATGGTAGTGATGTATCTGCTTGGCGAACTTATAGACAACAGCTAAGAGATATAACAAAAGCATCTGATTTAGATAACGTAACTTTTCCAACTAAACCAAATTAAATGTTAGGTCATTCTCCTCTTTCTGAAGTTCCGTTATCTACACCTGTTCGCTTTATTGTATTAGAGTTTAGAACTAGACGACTTAGTGCTAGATCAGGGTTTAAAAGATTTGATTCAGATGCACGACCTACATTTAAACAAGTTGTCTTTGTTGCCCAAGAAACAGCAAGATTAGCACGAGTAGCAAAGGAAACAGAAAAAAAAGTATATGTAGCACAAGAATTTAAACGGAAGGCATATGTTAGTAAAGAGCATGATAGAATTGCAACAGTAGCACAAGAACCTGCAAGAAAAACAAGTGTAAGTTTAGATACCCAAAATGTTGCAATACTTGTTCCACAAGGTGTACGAAGAGTTGCAACAGTTGCTAAAGAACAAAAGAGAATATTTTTTGTTGCAAAAGAAGTACAAAGAAAAACTTTTGTAGCAAAAGAACCAGAAAGAAATGTAAGAATATTTAAAGAAATTCCAAGAGTTGTAAAGGTAGCGTGATATGGCATTAAAATGGCCCGATAAAGACCCTGATGAACGATTAGACTATACTGTAGATTGGTCAAGGTATTTAGATACTTTAACTATAGCAAGCTTTCAGTGGACACATATTCAAACTGATGGTACAGAATCGTCTGCTTTAACTGCATCTAGTACAGTAAACGGAATGACTGTACAAGCTGTATCAAATACAGACACAACAGCATCAATTGTTTTAAGTGGGGGAACAGTAAACACAGAGACAAAGTTTGTATGTCAAATTACAACCAACACTAACTCAGCTACTGGTGCTGCAATTGTTACAAAACGTGTAATTAACTTACTTGTAAGAGAGAGGGTCTAATGGCATATAATTTTTTAGAACTTGTAAATGCAGTTGCACGAAGATTAAATGAAACAGAACTTACATCAAGTAATTTTTCTACAGCAACAGGGTTTTATGCTCAAATTAAAGATGCTGTAAATTCATCTATACGAGATGTAAATTTATACCATGAATACTGGCCCTATAACCACAATTCAGAAACCATTACCTTAACAGCAGGGGTAACACGTTATCCTATACCTGCTGATGCTAAATTTGTAGATTATAACAATTTTAGACTAGAAAGAGATACTAGTGTTGATATAGGTGCAGCTAGACGATTAGAGCAAATTACATATAACGAATACGTTGACACTTATATTGATCAAGAAAATGAAACTGATACAACAAAAGGTGCAGCAACAATTAATGTATTTAAAACCCTAGATAACTCTTTTGGGGTTGTGCCAATGCCTGATAAAGCGTATACTATAACATATGAGTATTTTAATTTTCCTGTAGATTTAAATCTATTTTCAGACGCACCAACTATTCCAGAAAGATTTAAATTTGTAATTACAGATGGAGCTATGTATCATGCGTATATGTTTAGAGATAACATAGAGATGGGGCAAGTTGCTTTTAAAAAATTTGAAGAAGGTATGAAGTATATGCGTAAACTTCTTGTTAATGAAAATGTTTATTTGAGGGCTACGTAATGCCTGATCGTTGGCAAACATATCCATTAGAATTTAAAGGGGGGTTAATAACTAACCTGTCTCCGTTACAGCACGGTGTAGCTGCCCCCGGATCAGCACGAACATTAACAAACTTTGAACCATCAATTGAAGGTGGCTATAGACGAATAGAAGGATTTACAAAATTTAATAGCAACGCTGTTACAGGAACAAGTGGCAGTGCGTTATTAGGATTAGGTCGATTTAGAGGTAGTACAATTGTAGCAAGACCTCAAGATGCAGGTAATCCACGATTATATTTGGTGACAACTACAGGGTCACATACAGATTTATCTACAAGCGTTACTTTAACAGGTAGTGCAAGTCGAGTGAGGTTTGCAAATTTTAATTTTGATGGAGATGCTGATTTAATTATTGTAGACGGAGCAGGGTTTCCTTGTGTATTAGTTGGCACAGGAGCAAGTAATTTAAGTAAATTATCTTCACCTTCAGATATATCAGGATCATCTCACGTTGCAATATTTAAAAACACTGTAATGTTAGGAAATGATGATAACTTAATTTTTTCTGCTCCATATTCGGCAACAGATTATACTCCTGCAAACGGTGGGGGTTCTATTAACGTTGGAGATGATATTACAGCGTTACAAGTATTTAGAGAACAACTTATAATATTTTGTGAAAAAAGTATTTTTAGATTAACAGGATCTAGTTTTGCTGATTTTGCACTACAACCAATAGCTACAGGCATAGGGTGTATAAATGGTGATACTGTACAAGAAATTGGTGGAGATATAGTTTTTTTATCTCAAGATAGTATACGATCATTAAGTGCAACAGATAAAATAGGGGATTTTAATTTAGCATCTGTATCTAAAACTATACAGGATGACTTTTCTTCTTTCATTCAAAACCATCAAATATTTTCTAGTGTGGTTATACCATCTAAAACACAATATAGAATATTTGGATTTTCTGAAAGTATTACAGAAGCTAATGCTCAAGGGTTTATAGGTACTCAAGTCATAGGACAAGGTGGTGTTGAATTTCATTGGGCAAAAACTACAGGCATACGAGCAAGGGTTACAGCAAGTTCAATTGACACTGGTAAAGAAACTGCTGTTTTTGGCAACACGGATGGATTTATTTACAAGATGGAAGATGGCAATGATTTTGATGGGGATAATATAAAAGCAAGTTTTGCAACTCCTTTTTTTCCGTTAACAGATCCACGAACACGAAAAACAATATATAGAACAGTATTATACACAGATCCTCAAGGATCGTTTAGTGCTGACTATAACTTAAAATTTGATCTTGAAGAGTCTGGAATAATACAACCAAATACAATAGCAATTTCTAACGCATCATCAGCAGCAGGAATTAGTCTGTATGGGGCAACAAGTGCAAGATATGCACATGGGGGATTACTTAATGGTGCTAAATCAACAGGAGATAGTACAGGAATAGCTTTAGATACTTTATCTTTTGGGGCAAGTGATGCATTAGCTGTGGGGGATCAATTTAAATTTGATAATAATAGTCAAGTTTACGAAATAACAGCTATTACTGGTGCTGTTTCTGGTAGTGCAGGTAGTGCAACAGCTACAGTATCAATTAATCCTAGTTTAGTTGAAGATGTAGCTGATAATCAACATCTTAGTTTTGTAAAATTTGAAGGTAATTTATCCTCTGTTTTTAGTGGGGATAGTTTAAAGAAAGTATTTGAAACACAAACAGTTGGATCAGGATTTTTAGTATCCATGTCTTTTACAACAGATTCAACAGATCCACCATATTCTTTTGATGCGGCATCACTTGAGTATGGACAATATGGGAGAAGATAATAATGGGAAGTGAATACGTTAGAAATGACACAGCCAATAATATAGCTGATGGTAACGTTATAAGTGCTGCTGACTTTGATGGAGAGTTTGATAAATTAGTTACAGCGTTCACAGCAGGAACAGGGCATAGCCACGATGGTACAACAGGTGAAGGTGGCTATATAACAAAACTGTTAGGCAC